GATTGACCACATAGTTATTCAAGAGTGTGAATACTTGGTTGGCATAGACTTGAATATAGCCGTGCTTCTTCTCAACCTCAAAAATGACAAAATCCTGCTCACCGTGAAGGTCGTCAGCAGTTAGAAAAGTCTCTTCCTTCAACTTCTCCCACAAGGGATCAGAAGTCGGAAATCGGAAGCTCAATTGGTAAGTGCTATTCTCCTCTTGAACAATTTCATCAGCATAAGCAGCATTCAGAGGCATATTCCCATTTGTTAAATAAATCAAATCTTATACCTCCAATTCGGTCGAATAGTAATCTTACGGACGGTTCCAGTGAATGAAATACCAACCTTACCAGTCGGAATTTCTAAGAACCCTCCACGCTTCCGAAGCGTATTCTGAACTGCACCAGTTGCATTGTAGATGTTTTGTTTACCCTGCCTGCAATCAATCGTAGCCTTGGTCTTAATCGCAAGATACATGGTCTTACGACCAATCGTAAGAGAGATATCACCATCTCCCTCAACCTCGATGATTGGTTCCGAATCAATCGTCCCAAGATTATTGATTGTACCAGATGCAGTCAGAACAACAGGATCTACAGTTTTTTGATAACGGAAGGGTTGCATGTCTAACTTGATTGCCAATTCCCAACCATACATGCCTTTGGGAATGATTTCGGTATCTAAGAAATCAGCATAGAAAAATGAATCTGGTTGGTAACTAAATTCTAAGCGATTCCCAACTGGTTGAAACTTTTCAACCAAGGTTGCTAAATCAGCAAATCGCTCAAAGAATACTCGGATAGTTCGTTCGTAATTGTCGAAAGCACCTTCTTCTTGGTTGTAGCTACCATTCATACCATACGGTTTCGTTTGCTCTGCGAAACGAGGGCTGGCAGAATGGATCGTTCCAAAATCTACGACCACACAATTTCTTAATTTAGTTGTTGAGAAATCATTCACTTTTAAATAATTCGCCATTAAATCCCCTCCCTTCTCATAATATTTCCTTGATAGCGATAAGAGTTCTCTGCGATTACTTGACCATCTAGATAAGTGTTGGAATCCTTATCTAATAATTTGCCAAGCAAAATCTCTACACTTTCTTTCAAGCTGACAAGTTCAGTCACGATAGCTTTACCACTGCTATCTGCTGAATGGTTAGCGAAACCACTACTAGAATATGTAGATTGAGGATAACTAGAACTTCGATTTCTCGCATTGAGTTCTTGAAAACGTCTGGTTAGATGAGAAATTTTAGTATCTTCAAATCCAATACCTTTTTCATAATTCGGAATGCCCAAACGATTCATCAAGCTACGAGTTTTACCAGCTTTCAAGACCTTTGTGCCAGGGGGCAATGGTAAGACCACGTTGCGTCCTTCTGGGATGAAGGATGTTCCATCTGGTAATGTGATCAACTCTTTATAGAGCGTACCACGTTGGTCATTGACTGTCGCCAGACCACCAGGGTGATTATCTGTACCTTTCGCATGCTGTTCGGTAAAATGTCGTGTGATGATATCAATGAATTTAACAGCTGGCAAGGACATCAACCCTGACCACACACTATTGATCGCGCCACTTGTATTATCTTGTGCATTGATATTTATCGGTCCATTCTGTTTAACTGCGTTAACCGCATTACTTGCAGCGTTGGCTTCTCCTTGAGTTTGGTTTGTTGCATTGATATCAATCGGACTATTTTGCTTAACTGCGTTCACCCCTGCGCTTGCAGCAGAAGAAGGATTTCCAGTTAAATCTACTGCATTGATATCAATTGGACTAGCTTGGTGAGGAGCGTTCACGTTTGAACTTGCTGATTGAGATGCTTCTGCAGTATTGTCATTCGCATTGATAGCAATCGGACTCTCTTGTTTGATGGAATTTACGCCATAAAGTACAGATTCAACTGTACTTGGTGTCTTGTCGATCGCTTCGATTGGTAATTGCTTACCAGTCATCATATCGATACGACCTTGAACAACCTTAATGTCGTTACTAGCTAAATCTTTTAAAGTTAATGCTTTCTCGCTCGGTGTCATTAAATTCCATTGAGTTAACGCTTGTCTAGCGCCTTCTGCACTTCGTAGAAAGCTGTCATTTTTTCCGAGGATTTCTTTTACCTCTGCAGGCAAAACATTCCATTGTGCCATCATCTCTTTGCTATCCAAGATAGCTTGTACTGCAGGTTTGCCATTCACGATCAATTCCTTTTGCTCAGGAGTAAGTTGTTCCCATTGACCGTTCGCTACTAAAGCTTCACCGATTGTCAAACGAGCGTTAGTCTCAAGATTCGCTTCTTTAAGAATGAACTGCATAGCATCCCATCCGCCTTCTGCTTCAAGGGCCTTTTGAACTTCTTCGACTGCATTCGTTTTTAACTTACCAGTCTTTTCGTCCCAAACCATAGCATTCCATTGAGTATTTGCAAGCTTAGTAGTCTCAGTGGCATCTTTAGCTGTTTGTGCCCACATGCTATGGCCTTCTTGTACTTTCGAAAAAGTATTCTGGAATTTAATAGCCATTTCATCATAAGTCAAGCCCATTTCCTCAGCTCTCGATTTAAGCTGATTCATAATGCCTGATAATGCTTCTGGACTAACTTTCAAGGTTTTTAAAAGTCTACCCTGTAAATCATTCCATTTCTGGCTATATGCTTCCATTTTAGCTGTGTGCTCGGCTTCCAACTGCTCTATTTTGCTTTTAATCTCAGCACGAGCTTTAACAGATTTTTCATCCTCGCCTTTGATTTGTTCCATGAGCTTCTTGTATCCGTCCAAGCGTTCTTTATAAGTAGCTTGTTCTTCTTTCGCCCATTTCTCAGTTAATTCAGTGGCTTTTTTAAGTTGTTCTGTATTTAATTCATCAGCTTGACCATTGAAAGCTTTTATCATATTGATGCGTTCTTCACCAGAATACTCCATCAATTCTAGCTGAGTGTTGATTAGTTCATTCTGATTAGATAGCACAATTGCTTTCTCTTCCTCAGAAAGCTTACGATGATTGTTCGCAGCATTTTGATAAATCTGAATGACTTCATCAGACATTTGTTGAACGTTGTTTTTTATTTGGTCAGCATGGCTAGAAATTTGCTGGATCGTCTCTTCGCTCAAGCCTAACTTATGAGCTAAATCAATATCCTTTGCTAAGTTTTCGTCAGCTAATTTTTGAATTTCAGTTGCTAGTTTTTGAACCGCAGTTGTAACTTTATCAATCCCATCTGAGCTTGTTCCGAAGACTGTCATAGCTTGATTCGCTTCATCCACTTTGTCCTTAAAGTTTTGAAGTTGACCAGCTTGTTCTTTACTGACGCTAGCGCCCCATTCCTGAGCACGTTGTCTTGCTTCATAGGCTTTATTTGCAAAATATGCCGCTGCTGCAGTTACAGCAACTAAAGCAACAGTGGCTAACCCCACTGGGGTCACTAAAAATCCAAGCGCGCTACCGAGCAAACCAGTTCCTGTACTTGCCCCTGCTACTGCAGTTTCCACTGCACCAGCCGAACCAGCTACTGCTTTCAGACTACTTGCTACGCCACCAAAATCTTTAAGGTATTTAAAAGAACCGCTTAAAATACCAATTCCTTTGGATAGTCCACCGACAGCTTTAATAAAGCCACCAATGATAGAAATGCCACCTCCTAAGATTTTAAGAGCAGGTCCAGCTGCTGCAGCTATCAATCCCCATTTGATGATATTTTGTTGTTGTTCTGTCGATAGTGAACTGAACTTTTTAGCCAAATCAGCAAGATTGCTTATCCATGGTTTTACTGCATCAAGGCCACTTCGAAGCGCCTTGATAAGAGGTCCACCAAACTCAATCGCGATGTCTGTCAACTGGTTTTTGAACATCCGTAGTTGAGATTCAGTAGTCTCATACCGTTTGTTTGCTTCGTTCGTTAAAGCAGTATTTTCTTTCCACGCCTGATTCGAACGTTGTACTGCAGCACCCATCTTATCTGAAGCCAGAGCTAGAGATTTTAGCATATTACTTTGTCGGATACCTGTCATGCCAAGTTTCATCAAAATAGCATTCATGTTAGCGCCTTTTTCGTGCGCATTTTGAAGTCCCTTAATGAAAGATTGCAAGGCTTCAGTAGGCTTCTCTTTCCAAGCTTGTTGGAACTCCTCTGATGTTGTTCCAGCGACTTTAGCTATTAAAGCGAGATCTTCTGCTGAATCCTTGGTAGTTAGCGCGACTGCATTACCAATGGCAGTTAGTGTCTGAGTCATGGCAGTACCACCTGCCTCGGCCTCAATACCAACTGAACTCATAGCCGTAGCAAGACCTAAGATATCCGCTGTACTTAATCCAGCCAGCTTACCACCTGCCGCCAAACGGTTGGTCATCTCTACGATATCTTTTTCAGTTGTGGCAAAATTATTCCCAAGATCAACAACGGCTGCACCAAATCGAGAGTATTCGTCCGACGTCAATCCCATGATGTTAGCGATCTTGGCAATGGCTGTTGCAGCTTCTTCAGCACTCAAGTTCGTTGACTCTCCCATATCGATCATGGTTCGAGAGAATGAGAGAATATCTTCGGTCTTGATACCTAACTGACCTGCTACTTCGGCAACGTTGGCAATTTCTACTGCACTAGCTGGCAATTCTTTCGCCATCTGACGAATGCCGTCTGATAGCTTTTGATAAGATACCGTCGCAGTTTCGTCCACTGTTTTCTTAACTCCTGCGAACGCTGATTCATAATCAATAGCAGCCTTTAACACGATACCTGCGCCTGCCACAATTGGAGCAGTAACCCCACGAGTCAATGCAGATCCGAATCCAGAAACAGTTTGACCAGCTTGACTTATTTTATTTCCAATTTCTTGCGCGCTCTTGCCGAATTTAGTAAATGCACTATCATCGATATAAGCTTGACGCATAGATTTTGCCAACTGTTCGTATCGATTTTGCAATTCTGCAACTTTAGCAGCAGTCGCAGTCATGCTAGCACCTGCTTCAACTAACTTCTGCTTTTGTTCAGCGGTTGCGGTTGAAACATCTCCAATACTAGCTTTTAGTTGGTTATATCGTTCGCTTTGTGAACTTAGCAATTTTTGGTAAGATCCTAGAGCTGACCCGGTCTGTGATAAGAGAGACTTTAAGTTGTTGACATTCTTGCCAGCGCCTTTGAAGTTGTTCTCCATCGCTTTTAAAGAGTTATCGACACCCTTTAGATAGGTTTTTAACCTCCCAACATTTGACTGAAAAGGAGCGACATCCAAGGTTGCGGTAGCGACTATTTCACCAATATTACTTGCCATTCATTCTCCTTTCTACCCAAAAAGGAATGGAAAGGCCTTGTCAAGGGTCGTCTCTTCTTCCTCTTTGCTTTCTTTGATTTCTAAAGCCTGCACCATCAAATCAAAATCTGAAAGTCGCATGCTTTTAATGTCATGGATCGTGTATCCTTGACTCATTAGCGATTGAACCCAAACTAATAAATTATTTTGAGCTTCTTTAGGGCTTAGCCCTTTTTCTTCTTTTTTCCCTCGGTGGTCTCTTTTTCTTCTTGTTTTCCGCCGAGCGCTGCTAGGTATAGTTCGTTCAGAATTTCAAGCGTTTCAACACTTGCGCCCTTCAAATCATCTGCATCGAACTGCTCGCCGTACATTTTCACGAACATATCAAGATACGCTTCATTCAACTCGCGATGTTTAGCAGGGTTTAGCAAATCTTCCTTCTTTTCGTACAAAGCAGTTTGACGAACTTGGTGTTCTAACGCTAGAAGATTGTCTTCGACATTGACATAATCTTTAGAGAACTCTTTTAGAACCCCACCTTTTTTAAATTTAATTTCAAACATTGTTTACTCCTTAAAAATAAAGGCTTGGAATAACCAAGCCTATTCTTATGCATCTTGTCTTACTGCGCCTGATTCAGCGGTTGCTGTTCGTTCAGAACTAGAACCGCTTACGACTTTGGGAAGACGAGCTTACGGAATTCAGTTTCTTGGAATTGTGGGTTGTCTTCACGACCAACTACAATTACAAGGCCTTCGTCTTCGTCTCCACGAGCTACGAAGCTTCCAGATACCGTATCGTTTTTTGGATCTGGTGAACCGTCTTTAGTTTCCAAATCCATTCCTGGAAGTGAGAATTTACCTTTAAGGAGACCAACCCAGATACCTTTACCGTCGTCACCAGTTGTACGGAACAAGCAAGCGATATCGTTTGGTGTCATCTTCTTGCTGTATTTTTCGACACCATTTTCAACAGTGATGCCATAGAAGTCTTTACGAGCATCACTACCCAAATCCAACCATGATA